TTATAGTCTTTATCTATGCTAACAATCATAACCTCATCTCTACCTATATCATCAGAAATTTGCTTCCAATACCTAGCAACCATATCATCAGTTTCTACACCATAACCCCATATGCTATCGTAATGGTCTTTTACAAATTGGTGCATCTCATCTAATAAAGGCGGCAGTTCTTGTTTCTTTCTGTTGGCTTTGTACTTTGGTGTGATTAGCTTTCTAAAGTTACCCTTTGATCCACTAAACGTAAGTACTTTATCTATAGGGTATTTTTCTTCAAGATGGTTTACAATAGACATAAATTGCTCATCAAACTTTGCCCTACTATCTTCTATTTCGGTATAGTAAAGTTCATCATCTGGGTTTTCTCTTTTTCTGTAACAACTCGCAAATATTAAACTATCTGCATCAATTAGCAAAATCATCTATTGTAATGTTTAGTTTTAAATAATTATTTTTACCTGGTTTTACTTGGTAGTTTATAAGCACATCTGTTATCTCACTATCTTGTTGTAAGTGAAACTCTATTTGCTTTTTTAACTTTTCCCAAGCTGCTTTGTTTATTTCCATAATGCAATATAGTTATTATGCTTGTAAACAAAAAATTTAAAAACTATTTATTGAAGATTAATATTTATTCTTACTGCTTGGTTTTCTTTTAGTAGGTAAACATCTTTATTAATTCGTTTCTTTGTCCACATTGTAGTATCTGGGCAAAACTTTTTAACTGGCTTTGGCATCTCTAAAGTGTTTAGCCAATACATAAAATTACCTTTAGGATCATTTACAAAGTATATCTTTACAACATCATCAAGTGACATTAAAGCATCGTACTTGTCTTTTTCAAGCATCTTTTCTTCATAGTACTTATTGCGAAATTTCATCTCTATAACACAATCTATACCTTTGGTTGTTTTACCTTTTGCATCGTATCTTGAGTAACCCTCACCACACCATTCTAAATCCCAGCCATCAAGATTTAAAAGAAATACAACTGCCTTTTCTAAATCATTAATTTTTTTTAACCCCATTGTTCCAAATTATATTAAGTTCTTTGATCCATAACTTTATTTTCTTTGGATTGCAAGTGCAAGGTTTATGGTATTTATGATTATAGTAAATGGAATGTAACTGACATATCAACTCAAACTCATTAGGTTGTAATGTGCTTTTTGGTTCAGACCTAAATTCACTCCACCTTTTAAAATCTTCTTTGCTAAATTTTACCATCTATCTATTTTTATTTGGTTTAACTTTTTTCTTCTGTTGTTACAATTACATTTAGTACCTCTTAACTTGTGGTATTTATCTACTAGGTATTTAATACCAGTATATTTTGTTATGTAATAAATTATGTTACCTAGCTTCATAATAGTTTTTTTAGTTTGCTTTTTACTTTGTTATAAGTGTTGTAAAGTGAATAGTAATGTATTAGGCTTTTGCGTGAAAATTCTGCAATGCTTTCACCCTCATTTATTATTTCAAATACTTTTCTATCATACCAAAACATTCTTGATAGTTCGTCTTGTATTTTATCGTATGGTTCTTTAAAGTTTACATCTGTAGTTGTTAGGTGTATATCATCCATAGAAACCATTGTGATGTTTTTACCTTTTCTTTTTAAATCATAAAACAATGTTCTTAAAGTCTTGAATATATAATAGTAGTTTATTTCTTTTTCGTTGTACATAATATCTAAACCTTTTTCTAGTTTAAGTTGTATTTTATAATACATTTCTTGTACAATATCTTCAGCAGTTTCTTGTTTGCAACCAAAGGATAAAACTATTTCTACCCACTCTTTGTGCTTTGCAGCAACTAATATCATTGTTTTTTGTACCATACTATTTTAATGGGTCATATAAATCACCAACTATTATTGGTAAACCTTTTTCATTTACTTCAAAGCTAAATGTATCAAAACAATACCCTCTACTTCTACCACACTTTACTGTAGTCCAATCTTTATTTACTGTGTTTGCTTCCAAACTTATTACCGTTTCTGCTTTCTTTTCTAATGCACTACCTAAATGACCAGTACCAAGTTTAGCACTACCAAAGTTTTGGTGTATTACATTTATTATATGTACGTTTTGTTGTTGGCTTAATCTCATTAATGCACTTACTAATTCATTACTTTTTTCTATGTTGTTTACATCTGCACACAGATCTGCTACACCATCTATAATAAGCAGAGATGGTTCTTTTATGTGTTCCTTTAAATAGTATTCAATAAATTCTAATCGCTCCTTAAAACTAATTGTACGCAATGCAAACGTATGGTATTTGTCTTTAGGTATGTTGCTATCCATATCTAATGGTCTGCGAAATACTTTGGATGCGTGCCAGCTTCCTTGTTCTGTATCTATGTAAATTAAATCACCATTACCCCTATGTCCTTTTATTTGTCCACTATAAATGTTTGTACCACTCAAATATGCACTTGCTAATAAGCTACAAAAAAAACTTTTACGGGTCTTTGGCGGTGCAGTTACAACTGAGAGATTGCCATACGTGCCAAGAGCGATTGGTATGATGCTATCACCTTTATCTGATTGTAAAACCTTTTCACCATAGCTTAAACATACTGGTGGATAATCTATTTTTTCGTTAATGTCTATCTTGCAAGTATCTGCAATAAACTCCATTAACATATTCTGTTCTGTTTCTTTTTCTGTCATTTGTTAAATGTATAAAAAAAAGGTGCAAGTTAAAAACCTACACCCCTTTTTAAATTAGGTTAATTAAAATGGTAAATCATCACTTGCTGGTTCTGCAACCGCTTGTGGTTGATCATCTCTTTCTGCTACAGTCACACCAGATGGTGACATCCACACCACCTTACCATTTCCGAGATAGGTTTTAGCAACCTTTGCTTCTCTTTCTTCTTTGGTTTGGCTATCCATAAAAGCTACGTTGTTTCCGTATCTGGTTTCATCTTGAACCGCTATTGTGAAATTGTAGTACACCGCACCGTCTTTTCCTTTAATAAATTTTTCTTTAGGTAGTCTATCTACTCTAATACTTCCGTTGATTATTGCACTCATAATATATAGATTAAATTTTGGTATAGTCATAACACTCTATACCTAGTGTTTTTTTTACTGTATATAAATCTTTTAATTCTTTAAAAGGTATTGAATAATTATATGTTATTTTGTTTTTATTTATTGCTGCTTGTATGTTTTTTTTACCATACTTTTTAAATAATAAAACTTGATTTATACTCCAAAAATTTGTTAATTTTTCCCAGTCAAATATATATATAAGATGATAATTTCTCCAACCGTATATAATAAAATCACATTTTTGTTTTTTATTTATCCAACCTTTCTCACCATTACTATGTGAAAATTCAATAAGAATATCATTGTAATATTTTTCTCTTAGTTTAAATTGAATATTTTTATCTTTAATTATAGCATCAATCCCATCATATTCTTGGTTTAAATTAACATCCCAATCAATTTTTTTATCTATAAATTTACACCAAAAGTCTTTATCCTCTTTGCTTAAAGATTGTTCGAGTTGTTTGTTATAATCATTCATATCTGGTTACCGTAACTATACCAACCCTTTCTTGGCTCTCTACAAAACAATTCTATTTTACTTTTATCATAAAATGCAAGTTCAATATATTCAGCAACACAATCTGGCTTCCTACTGTGTCTACCTCTTGCTTCCCTAATAACACTACTTATTCTAATACTTGCATCTGGCGGTGAAACCCTACCTTTCACGCCAACCATTAAAAGTTCGTGTTGCCCTCTAAACCAGTAACCCATACCTATTTTCTCTTTATCCCATATTGCGTGAGTTTTATATGTAAAACCCCAGCCTTTCATAACATCAATAGCTTCTATTAATTTAGGCGATGTAGCCCACATAAACAAAACACAATTATCTTTTGCTGGTACTTTCATATTAGAAATATCTTTATTGTCCATTGTAGTATAGTGGTTTTCTATTTTTCTGTTACTACTTTCAGCAAAATCATACCTCCAAGGCGGATCAGCATATATAACATCAAATTTTTCTGGTATATTATTTATATCAACATTACTTACACCTTTTTCAATATCAATTCTAACTTGTGCAAGTTCAGCTTTCTTTTCTTCTTTTTTAATTTCTTTATAAGCAGCATTAATACTTACCTCACCAGTTCTTAATTTTGCTTTTACTTCTTCTGGTGCTTTTTCTTGTATCTTTTTTACTTTAGCTATTGTATCGTGTGAAACTGATGCAACTTTTGAAAGTTCTTTTCTTGTTTCTATTGGCTTTGCTTCTGCAGAATTCTGCTTAAGCAACACACCGCCTTGACCACCTTTTTGGTTTTCCTTTGCTTTATTACTAAACACTTCTTCAAGTTCTAATGCTAATACACTTCTTTGGTAGTTGCTTAAATTTCTTCTACCAAATTGGTTTAGTATCATCCATTCCTTAACCGCTTCTTCATTATCAAAATGTTTGCTTTCGGTTTCAAAATCTAAATCCCACCTGGTGGCTATTTCATAACGGTTATGTCCATCTATAATAAAACCATTCCAAGTAAGTATTTTTTCTCTTATACCCTCACTCATACAATTATTCTCTAATTGCTTAAATTCTTCTTTTGTTAAAGGTGGTATTAAATCTTTAAATTCTTTTTTTATCTGCATATTATTTTCTTTTAAAGTCATCACTTTCATCTTCAGAGTAAACACCAAGTTGATAAAAGCCAGTTAATTTAAGTACTGATCTTGACAATGCACGTTTTTCTGCCATTTCCATTACATACCAACTATTGCAATTACCATCTTTATAGTTTGCACCTTTTAATGCACTTCCAAAGGTTTGTATTTCTACACCTTCTTTTTTTGCATAGGCTTTAACCACCGCAAAGTTAGGTTCACATTTTACAACCTCGTAATTAATTGTTATGTTTTCTTTTGCTGCTATCTTCTCTATACCTTGTCTAGTGATGATAACATAGTGCTGATGTTTATATACATCTGTTTCTGAAAGTTCGTACTTTTTGTAAAGTTCAATTAGTTTTTCTCTATCCATTTTGTTTGTTTATTTGTGATACTTCTATTTTTGCTTTCAATTCTTCTATCTTGTTTGATAGTGCTTCAACTCTAAATTTGTATTGCTCAATAATACTCTGGGCAGTTTCTTGTGAATAGTTTGTGCCCATTATTGTATGTTTATTAAGGTTGATTTTAATACATCTAAATTTTCTTTAATTCTAATTTGTAGTGTTGCATCTTCTTTTAAAATAGCATCGTACAACTCTTTTTCAAATTTTTTAATCTTTGCTTTTAAATCGTGTTTCTGTGTTCTCATTCTGTTTAGTTTAAATTAATAATACCCAAATATAAACAAAATATGTTAATAACTACGATTAAATGCAAAAAAAAAGGCTTAACATAAAGTCAAACCCCTTTCCTTAACAAAACAGAATAATCAAATGTAACTAATTAAAAACTATCTACCAACTCTTTATAGTGTTTAATCTTGTCTAGTAATTCATCATTAGAATACTTTACAGTTTCTTTTGCTTTTATATATAATTCTTCAGCAGTACCATCACCATACTTTTGATCTAACTTTTTACCAAAAATATATTGCTCACCAGCTTTAAACATATTACAACGCACACACTGCACCGCTACATTCATTTCTAACCACCTGGTTGCGTAATGTTTTCTGCTCTGAAAGTGACCACATTGCATACCTACTTTATAGTGTGAAACCTTACCACAAGTAAAGCAAGTTACATCACCTTTGTGATCTGCATCTTTTAACCTTATATATTGGCTAAAGATAGCATCTAGTTTTTTTACTATTTTACTTCTTGATAGTTTAGATGGCATTATCTATAACTTCTAAAATATGTCTTAATTGGCTTTTCTCAAATTCACCTAAAGATTTATCATCTATAATTAATAAATAGTAATCTTTTCTTACTGCAATACATTTTGTGTTTTCCATATTTTGATTTTTAAAATAAAAGTAATAACTTTACACTTTTTTATTACTTCAAATATATAAAATAAATTATTAGAAATATATATATAAATATAAATCTAAAAATATATATTAAAAAAAATAAAGAAATACTTAAAAATAAAATATAAAATAAAAGATAATGCTTTTGGGGTACTATTCTATTTCTGCGAAATGTACTTATATTTTTCAATACCCCTAGAACCAAAATAAGCAACATAGGTTGTAATTAAAAGTGATTTAAGTAAATCTATCCATTCAGTAGCTACACCAAAATCTATTGCAAGGCTATCCATAAGAATTAATAACCAGGTTGAGATAGTAAGAAAGATTAACATCATCGGACGTACATTCTTTGATAGCCAACTATCGCTAGACATATCTGAAACCCAACGTTTAGAAACCTCTTGTAGTTCTATAATATCTAAATCAAGCAGTTTTAAGGCTTCTTCTTTGTCTTTAGGTGTAAGTGCTTCATCTTTGCTTATAAGACCACCTACTAGCTTTAAAATACCAGCATCGGGTACAACATCACTAACACCACTTAATATCTTTGGTGCTACTTTAGATAGAAACTTACCTACTCTAGTATCTTTAAACTTTTTTTTGTTTTTTCTTTTTTCCATTATTCTTGTTTAACAAATACCACTTGTGTACTGTGTAACCAATAGTTACTACTAATAAAATAATTTTTAATACTATGTCAATATTTGTCATTGAAAATAAAAATGTTCCTAAATTTATAAGCAATGTTTTATAATCTGTTATCATTTCTTATCTATTTGTTTTAATTTGTTTATTGCCCACTCAACACCAGATGTTCCACCCCAAGCATCCCACATAATACCACCGCAACCATCTTTGTAAGGTACATCTTTATGTTGTTGGTGTCTTTTAAAAGATGCCATTCTTGCTATTGTATCTCTTGAGATGTTTTCTTTTCTTGCTAATTGTCCAGCACGTGTCCAACCAACTTGAGTACCACAAGATGATCCATTTTCTTCTTTGTACTTAATAGCTTTCTTTGCATTGTTAGATGCACTATCTGGATAGTCATTATAACTTTCTAATTCTACTTCTGTACCCTTAAAACTTTGATAGCAAATTGCAATAGCTTGTGATTTATCGTGATACTGCATTAGTTGTGGTACACACCTCATCATATAATCACTTTGTTTTTCGTTTGCTTTCTTTTTTGGTATAGGCATATTAATAAGTGTAATACACACCTTGTCTTTTGGTTACTAATACTTGCTTTCTGTTTTTGTCTTT